TTTTGAAGGACACGAAGCTTTTAATTAAAATAATTCACCCAAAGACTATATGTAAGGCGGTTATGTTGTATAAATAAAACTGTATACGCCGTAAGGGTATATAATTTATTAACTTGCTTATTAAAGGAGAAACAACATGGTAGCAGAACATAAATTCAACACATCACATGTGGACGATATTTTTAACAGAATTAGTCCATTCGCAATAGGGTTCGATAAGGTACTAGCAAATCTAAACACAGTTTCAGATATCGCTCATAATTATCCTCCCTATAATATTATCAAACAAGACAAAGATCATTTTTCTATTGAAATAGCAGCAGCTGGTTTCAGAAAAGACGAGTTCAATATTCATCTTGTTCCTGAAGGTAACAAACTGGTAGTTCAAGGTGTACAAAACCGAGAAGAAGATGAACCAGAGTATTATCACAAAGGCATCGGAGCTAGAAACTTCACTCGTACATTTGCATTGGCTGAAGAAGTCAAAGTACTTGGCGGTGAGTTCACAGATGGCATGTTGCTAATTGCACTAAAAAGAGAGATCCCTGAGGAAAAGAAACCTCAAGAGATCAAAATTACATAATTAAATAAGGAGAACCCTATGCCAAATATACAAATTGTTAAACTAACCACAGGCGAAGACATCATTGGCGATGTCGAGGAACTTGAAGTAGAAGGAAGAGCGTTTTTGATTATAAACAAACCCGCTATTATTATGATGATGCCTAAGCCAGGTAGCGAAACAGACTTTGGTGTAGGGCTCGCTCCTTACGCACCGTTTGCAAAGGATCATAAAGTTCCTGTATTCCCAAATCATGTCGTATCAATTTACGATCCAGGCAGTGAAATGCTTAAGTCATACAACCAGCAATTCAGTAAAATAATCCAACCCGAATTTATTAACAAAAAAATTCTAAACGAGGCCTCGACAAAAATATGAGTATGAAAAATAACGAATATGACGTAGTAGTAATTAAAGTAGTTGATGGTGATACCGTTGACGTTGATATTGATTTAGGCTTTGGCGTCAGTTTAAACGATGAACGTGTTCGCATCATGGGTATTGATACTCCAGAGTCACGCACAAGTGATAGAGTAGAAGACGTATTTGGCGAAGCAGCCAAAGCACGTTTAAAAGAGCTAATGAAGAATGGTGGCAGACTTATTACTACTGAAGACAAACATGGCGAAGATATGAAAGGCAAGTTTGGAAGGATCTTAGGAGACTTTAAAGTAGAGTACAACGGCGAAATGAAAAAAGTAACTGAGATTCTTACAGAAGAAGGACATTGTGTTCCTTACTTTGGTGGTTCAAAAGAAGAGACTCAAGCAGCACATGAAGTAAATAGAGCAAGGTTGTTGGCAGAAGGTGTCGTAAGTCAAGAAGACTATGATGCTGCTGTTGCTAAAATGGCATAGTACCAAACAAGTCTACTTTAGGTAGACTTTAGCTTCGTAAGAGCTTATACTTACTTTATATTATTTGAGATGAGACTTTTATTATGAATTTTTACACATATGCCAGACATTATGGGGATAAGGTCCTAACTCGAGGAATCCGTAACGGTGAACGTTACACAGAACGCCATGATTTTAGGCCTACCCTTTTTGTTAAATCTGACAAACCTTCAGAATATAAATCTATATATGGTGAGTTAGTATCACCTGTTAAATTCGAGACTAACAAAGAAGCTACAGAGTTTTTTAACAGATACAAGGAAGTTTCTAACTTCCCTATATTTGGACAAAACTATTACGCATACCAATATATTACGGAGAAGTTCCCCGCCACTATTGAGTGGGATGCTAAAGATATGTTGATCTATTCGATTGATATTGAGACATCATCAGAAGGTGGATTCCCTAACGTAGATATGCCCGACGAACGTTTGTTACTTATTACATTACAAGATAACAACACGAAGAAAATAACAACGTTTGGTTGTGGGGATTTTGTCCCAGGCGATGCTACAAAACATCTCGATGTAACCTACATTAATTGCCAGGACGAAAAGAATCTCATACAAGAGTTCCTTATTTGGTGGGAGAATAATTGTCCCGATGTTATTACAGGTTGGAACTCTAATTTGTTTGACTTACCCTATATTATTGCAAGGACAGAACGTGTATTAGGTGAGAACGAACATAAACGTTATTCTCCTTTTGGACTAGTTAATAGACGTCCTATTAAATTTGCTAATCGTGAGATGACAGCATATGAAATTACAGGTGTTGCACAGTTAGATTATCTGGACTTATATAAGAAGTTTACTTATGTTACCCGTGAATCCTACAAACTAGACTTTATTGCACAAACAGAACTAGGACACAAAAAACTAGAGTCTGGCTTTGACACGTTTAAAGAGTTTTATGATGGTGATTGGAATAGGTTTGTAGAATACAATATTATTGATACAGTCCTTGTTGATGAGTTAGAAGATAAGATGAGACTTATTCAGTTAGCTCTTACTATGGCATACGATGCCAAGTGTAACTTTGGAGATGTATTTTCACCTGTTAGGTTGTGGGACTCGTTGATATATAATTATTTGTGGAAACAGAAAGTTGTAATTGGACAGGGTGGTGGTAGGAAGGAGTCCCAGATAGAGGGAGCTTATGTACAGGAGCCTAAGCCTGGGAGTTATGAATGGGTGGCTAGCTTTGATGCTACAAGTCTATATCCTTCAATTATTATGCAGTACAATATGAGTCCTGAGACTATATCCCATGAGTTTAGCTATGATGTTACAGTGGACGATCAGTTGGACAGGTATAAGTTAGACAAACTTAAGGAAAAGAACTTGGCAATGGCAGGCAACGGTTCCTGTTACACCCGAGACAAGAAAGGTTTTATGCCTGAGCTAGTACAAACCTTCTTTAATGATCGTTTGAAATATAAAAGGTTGATGCAGGAGGCACAGAAGAAGTTCCAGGAAACAGGCGCTAAAGTTTATCAGAATGAGATAGCTAAATACAACAACTTCCAGATGGCTCGTAAGATTCAGTTAAACAGTTTATATGGCGCCATGGCTAACCAGTACTTTAGATTCTATGATGATAGGATTGCAGAGGGTATTACAATGTCAGGACAGTTGATTATCAGAGACACAGCTAAAGCTCTTGATGAATACATGAACAAGGTTTGTGGTACTGAGAAAGAAATGTATTCCTTTTATAGTGATACTGACTCTTGTTATATTACATGTAAGACTCTTGTTGATAATTTCTTTCCGGATAAATCTACAGAAAAAGTAGTTGGCTTGTTGGATCAGATAGGTACTGATAAGATAGAACCTGCGATAGCTAATGCTATGAGAAAGTTAGGCAACTATACTAACGCCTTTGAACACAAGATAGACTTTAAGCGTGAGGTTATAGCAGACAAAGGCATATTTGTTGCTAAGAAACGTTATGCACTTAATGTTCTAGATGACGAAGGCCTGAGACTTAAAGAACCCAAGCTAAAGGTTATGGGGTTGGAGATTGTAAGGTCCTCGACACCTGCTCCTATTAGAGATAGTTTAAAGGAGGCGGTTCGTCTTATTCTTACTAGTGATGAGGATACTTTACAAGATTACATTTTACAGACACAGACGGATTTTAAAAAGTTTACCCCTGAGGAGATAGCATTTCCAAGAGGGTGTAATAACCTAACGAAGTATACGAGCCAAGCAGACATATATGCTAAAGGAACTCCTATACATGTTCGAGGGGCGTTGTTGTACAACAACCTTCTTAAGGAGCAGAAGTTAGGCAAGAGGTATGAGAAGATACAAGAAGGTGACAAGATTAAATTCCTTTACCTAAAGGAACCTAATAGTCTACATGAGAACACTATTGCCTTTATATCTACTCTCCCTAAAGAGTTTAACGTTTCCAGGTATGTGGACTATGATTTAATATTCCAGAAAGCATTCCTAGATCCGTTAATTAACATTTTATCACCGCTTGGATGGAACACAGAACCCCAGGCAACATTAGAGGATTTATTTTCATGATTATAGATGGACATTTTGTAGTAAGTATGATTAAGAGTTTAATACGAGGAGTCGCTTGTGGTTTCCTAATGGCAGGAGACACTTTTATGGCAGGTGGATTATTAATAGCAGCAGAGACACTAGGTGTCGTTGAGGAGATGGTATGAGTGAACAATGGAGAGACAGTCTACAATCATTAATCAATAATATTGAGAAGTGGCATGTGGACAGGAATTTAATTGATGGTGCTACAGACAAGGATCAAGTATGTAAACTAATCCAAGAAGTAGGTGAGTTATCAGATAATGTCTGTAAGAAACAGGACGTAGCAGATGATATTGGAGACATTATTGTTGTTCTTATCAATATTGCTAAAAGAAACGATCTATCACTCCGAGACTGTTTGGCAGTTGCGTATAATGATATTAAAGATCGAAAAGGCACAATGATAGACGGCGTCTTTATAAAGGAAGACACTTCTGCTTGGATTAAGAATTTACAAAAAGAAGACTACACATCACCAGGTGGGATAGGGTAACCGTAAATGAAAGTAGCTATCGTTGGGTATGGATTTGTAGGACAAGCAACAGAATACTTTCTGAAATCTTGGTTGGTTGAAAAACTAGAAATAGAGATACATGATCCTGTTAAAGGTTACAATGTAACTGATTGGGATAATATTGAATATTCTTTTATTTGTGTTCCAACTAACCTTATTGATGGAAAGTTAGACACTTCTATTATAGATAATATACTAGAAACTTTACCCATCGAACAAGCCATAATTAGAAGTACTATTGGGCCTGATCAATGTATAAAATATGCTAACAAAGGACATGTAATAATGCCAGAGTTTTTGAGAGAAAGACATTGGAAAGAAGATGTCGATGACTCAGATATTCCTATTGTTATAGGGTGTAATAATTGTGATAATATTTTACAATGGATTACTAGGACTAAACATGCCTGGTATGGTAATAAAAAGAAAGTTGTAGTTTGTTCTCCTCTAGAGGCGTCGATGATTAAAATGGCTAGAAACGCAGCGTTAGCAGTAAAGGTGGGCTTGGCAAATGATTTCAATGAAATTTGCGACAGCCTTAATATGGATTATAGTGTTATTAAAAAGTTTATGCAGGAAGATAAAAATTTAGGTGGTACACATTGGGACGTACCCGGTCCTGATGGACTCATCGGTTTTGGTGGTACATGTCTCCCTAAGGACTTGACTCATGCATCTACACTATGCTATAATACACTTAATATAATGAAAATAGCAATCGAAGCTAACACAAGCAGGAGAAATAATGAGTAATCTCATAGAACGAATTCAGAAGAATTCAACAATTAAACAGACTGATATCCTTACAGGATCTAAGTTCTTTAACGATCAAGACTTAATACAAACATCCGTCCCGGCGGTTAACGTTGCATTAAGTGGAAAACTAGATGGCGGGTTGACACCTGGCTTAACAGTATTCGCAGGTCCTAGTAAACATTTTAAAACAGCATTCGGTATGTTGTTAGCTAAAAGTTTTTTAAACAAATATGAGGACGGAGTAATCTTATTCTACGATTCAGAATTTGGTGCACCTAAGTCTTATTTTGAGACATTTGAGATTGATACAGATAGAGTAGTACATACACCTATCGCAGATATTGAACAACTAAAGCATGACATTATGCAACAGTTGGCAGGTATCGAACGTGAAGACCACGTTATGATTATTGTAGACTCTATTGGTAACTTAGCAAGTAAGAAAGAAGTAGAAGATGCTTTAGAAGGTAAGAGTGTAGCAGACATGACAAGGGCTAAACAAATGAAGTCCTTATTCAGAATGGTTACTCCTCACTTAACTATTAAAGACATCCCAGCTATTGTAATTAATCATACATATAAAGAGATTGGTTTGTTTCCTAAAGATGTTGTTAGTGGTGGCACAGGTGTTTACTACTCAGCAGATAACATTTTTATTATCGGTAGACGACAAGAGAAAACAGGCACAGAAATTACAGGATATTCCTTTGTAATTAATGTTGAGAAGTCTAGGTTTGTTAGAGAGAAATCTAAAATCCCTGTAGAAGTATCCTGGGAGAAAGGCATTAGTAAATGGTCTGGGCTATTGGATATGGGAATAGAATCTGGACATGTAATTAAACCTAGCAATGGTTGGTATCAGAGAGTTAATATGGATACAGGCGAAGTTGTAGAACCTAAAGTAAGAGCTAAAGATTTGCAGAAAGAGTTTTGGCTACCTATATTACAAGACCCTTCGTTTTCAGAATGGGTTAAAGCTAGGTACACTATTGGTTCAGTTGATATGATTGCTAAAGAAATAAATGAGGAAGACATTGACAAAGCATATTCCGAAGTGTGATCGTTGCGAGACAAAAATAGATCTGAAGGCAGACAAAGCATATTGCTTTCATACTCCTGAAGGAGAGATGTATATTTGTGGACCGTGTGTAGCTATAGTTTATAACCAGCATATTAAGGATTTGCCACCGTATGAAGAATAGAATAGAACAAGTTATATTAGAAAATCTGGTTAAAGACGACACCTATATCAGAAAGGTAATCCCTTTCCTTAAGGAAGAATATTTTTCAGCCCATGAGGATAGAAAAGTATTTAATATAATCTCAGATTTTGTTACAAAATATAACAACCCACCTAGCAAGCAGGCTATTATACTTGCCCTAGGTGAGGATAAATCTCTTAACGATGAAAGCTACAAACATTGTATGGATGTGGTTAATGATTTGAATGGTACTGTGGTTAACTTGGAATGGCTTATTGATGAGACTGAGAAGTTTTGTAAGGATAAAGCATTGTACAATAGTATTATGGAAAGCATACAGATCATAGACGGTAAGAGTACTACTCACACAGCAGATGCTTTACCTCAGATTTTATCAGAGGCATTGTCTGTAGGATTTGATACTAACATCGGACATGACTTTATTGAAGATGCAGAAGGTAGGTATGAATATTATCACAGGCTAGAAGAGAAGGTAGAGTTTGACTTAGATATGTTTAATAGGATAACAGACGGTGGATTGTCTAACAAAACATTAAACATAGCACTAGCAGGCACGGGAGTAGGTAAGTCCCTGTTTATGTGTCATATGGCATCAGCGGCAATCTCAAAGGGTAAGAATGTACTCTATATTACACTAGAGATGTCAGAGGAAAGGATCGCAGAACGTATAGACGCTAACATGATGAATATACCTATTGGTGATTTGAAGGATTTATCTAAGCAGATGTTTGATGATAGGATTAAAAAAATTAATGATAAGATACAAGGTAGACTTATTGTTAAGGAATATCCTACAGCATCAGCACATAGTGGACACTTTAAGGCATTAATAAATGAATTAAAACTAAAGAGAAACTTCTCTGCAGATATTATTTTTATTGACTACTTGAATATTTGTTCTAGTAGCCGATTTAAACCTGGCAGTAGCGCTAACTCTTATACTATTATTAAGAGCATCGCGGAAGAGCTTAGAGGTTTGGCAGTAGAGCAAGACGTTCCTATTGTAAGTGCTACACAGACAACAAGGGGTGGTTACGATAACAGCGATGTCTCACTAACAGATACTTCTGAGAGTTTTGGACTCCCTGCTACAGCAGACTTAATGTTTGATTATAAGTAATGAGGAGTTAGAGAATATGGGACAGCTAATGATTAAACAGTTGAAGAATAGATATGCAGATCCTACAACTAACAAAAGATTTATGATAGGGGTAGATAGGCCTAGGATGAAATTGTTTGACTTAGACGAATCTGCACAACAGCAGTTAACTGATGCGAATATTGAAATGCCAGTATTCGATCGTGGGAAAACAGAAGGAAATTACAATGATTTTAAATTTTAACGACGTAGAATGGGAAGTACTTGATACTCCTATTGCTGAAAGATTTGCTAAGTTCCTAGTAGCAAACGTACACGAAACAAACGAATTCTTTTTCATGGGAGAGACTTTAAGAGAGATTAAATCTGAGATTGAAAAGATAGCTTATATGGCTGGTTGGCCAGCAGACTCAGACATGAATAAATTGCATGAGATGTTTGCAGATCATCCAGATCATCCAGACGCTAGCAGACTTAACGACTTGATCCATTACCATGAATTACAATCATCTGGGTTTCCTCCTAGGTGGGGACATAGTGTACGGGGTAATGAAAACAACACTAATGCAGAAATTAATGTACGGGAAGAAGACTACAAACATTTCACCGTGGAGAGAGTCCCTGGACATTTGTATGTAAATTATGCTCATGTTGGTAAACATTTTGCAGAGATCGTATTCTCTGAGGACATTGGTATTAAAAAGGATCAATATCATCCACAAAGCCTTTGCCGTCCAAGTTTCCATTGTTGGTTAGGACCAGAGATCAATTCGTATACATCAGAAGGATTTAAAGCAAGGGCTAAAGTAATGCACGCCAATCTTAAAACAAGATTAAATCTACCTGATGACATGGAAGCATTAAGGTTGGGGTATATCCCATTTGCTAAGTTAAAAACTAATATAAATATAAATGAACTTTCCAACAAACTTTTACAATGTAAAGGAAAGAATAATAATTACACGGAATTATTTCCACAGGAGTAAATATGGTAGATTCAAAAAACGATTGGACTGAAGAAGAGGCAGCTAAAATAGCCCACCCAGCCGATACAAACGGCGACGGTAAAGTAAGCAAAGCTGAAGAGAAAATGTTCTTAGAGTTCAAAAGAAAAGAACTAGAAGATGCTGATGCAATGCGAGATGCACAGAGAAAAATGACATGGTTTGCATTAGCAGGCTTGTTGTTATACCCATTTGCTGTGGTGTGTGCATCATTAGCAGGATTAGATCAAGCACAGGCAACCCTAGGAGATATGGCACCAACATATTTTGTTGCAGTAGCAGGAATAGTGGCGGCCTTCTTTGGCGCCCAAGCATACACCAAAGGAAAATAATATAATATACAGGAGACATAATGCCCGCTAAATACAGATCAAGTGAAAAGATAAAAGACAGACAAACAGGTAAGATTAAAATTAATCATTACTATGTGAAACAAGCAACACCTCAGACATTAATTGATGTCCTAAACAAGGGGAGACCCAAGCAAAGGACTAAGATAATAAATGAGTTCACTAGGCGTGGCATTGAAGTAAAGTACACTACAGACGTGCTAGACCCTAAGAAACGTACATATGAGCTAATATCGGCTCTAACAGACACCCTGTAAGGGATTTATTACTCCAAGTAGTACCCTAGGCTACCCTAAAATAGCCCCTTTGTACAGCCCCCTACAGGGATTACCTAAGTAATTGATTTCCATAGATAAAAAGATTTGCACCAAAACATAGATAATGCTTGACATATGGTCCGCCGCTTGCTATAATAACGGTATAATGAAGAAACAAATAGAAAAAGCCATAACATTTGCCACAAAGGCACACGAAGGACAGACCCGTAAATACACGGGAGAGCCCTACATAGTACACCCTTTGGCAGTTATGGAGACAGTTAAAACTGTAGAACATACGGACGAAATGCTTATGGCAGCTGTATTGCATGACACCGTTGAGGACTGTGATGTAACACTAGATCAGATTGCCTTCCATTTTGGACATTGTGTAGCAGATTTGGTTGAAGAATTGACTGATATATCCAAGCCAGAAGATGGTAACAGAGCATTTAGAAAGACTATGGACAGAGAGCATTCTGCCCAAGCATCTTCACAGGGACAGACTATAAAAATTGCAGATTTGCTTGATAACACCAAGTCAATCACCGAACATGATGAGGATTTTGCTAAGGTTTACATGAAGGAAAAGGACCAATTGGTACAACTCCTTGTTAAGGCTGACAAAACTCTTTTGAAAAAAGCACAGAAAAAGGTTGACATGTGGTTCAATAGAGTGCATAATAACGGTATAATTAAGTAAAAGGGATTAAAGATATGACATACATCAAACTAACAGACTACACTACATTAGAAGCATTTTGTGAGGCTAAGCAGGCTCAGAATTTGGCGGAATATGGTAGGGTCTCAGAGTTTGATACTGTGGAGTATTACAATGAGGCTGGAGTCTTCACTCTTGAGGACGCCATCAAGTGGGAGATGTACGGTACTATATCCGACATCTCGAAGGAAGCTAACGGGTTTAGAGCTCGTTTCGACTGGAAGGCTTGCTCCATTGACGAATTACAAAAAGATATCGAGTACTACTCGAAAGCAGCCGATGAGACTTGGGAGCGTGAAAATGAAATGGCAAAAGAGGCTAAGACAGCCTGGAAGGCACATTTACGCAACTTAGTTGATATGGGTGCAAAGGACATCAGAACCGCTCTTAAATGGGACATGGCTGCTGAGGACGTAGAAGGTGACTTAGGTTACTACTGCTACCACAAGGGCTTAAAATACTCAGAAGAGCGTTTGGTGAAGCGTATCTTAAAGGCAGCTTAATTGATGCTTTTGGTACAATAAAGGTTGACTTTTACTTAGTAAGAGTTTATAATAGTGTTAACATTAAATGAAAAAAAGGAAAGTTGTTATGAGTAATCAATTATTTAAATATGCAGGATATTCAATGTCAGAGAAAGGCGTGTGTAAAGCACGGTTCGGAAATGATATGGTGTCTCGCATCAAGAAACTTACGGCAAAGGGGAACAACGATACGTGGTTCGCTGAGCTGCCGGAAGCCATGACTAAGAAGGCTGCGTCAGAATACTTGTTGGAGAGGGAAGACATTAAGTCTAACTTTGACGCAAGAGACGCACTCCAAAGAGTCATGTATAGGAATGTACCTAAGACTACAAGAACAGTAAGCGTAAGCTCAACTGTAATTGTTAACGAGGGTGCAGGCAATTCTGCCAACATCAACATGGAGGCCAACAATGGCTAATCGTAAAGTGAGCGATGCTCAGAAAGTGTTAAACTTTTTGCAGCAAGGCAAAAGCTTGAGCAATGCAGTAGCAACGCACAAGTTAAAGGTAAATAGACTACCTGCTAGGATCTTTGATCTTAGATCTAAAGGCTATGCTGTATATACTAACACTAATTCTATAGGTAACCCTACTTATAGACTTGGAACCCCTACAAGGGCTATGGTAGCAGCAGCGTTTTCATCTGAAGGCGCATCGGTTTTTAGTTAAACCGTGCTTGGGGGGTTGGGTAATACCCAGCCCCTCATACTTATTCCAGGTTATTGGTTGACCTACCCTAATAGGGTTTAAGAGCCATGTATAAATAAATAGCATTAGTAAAATGCTTGAGTAGCTCAGTTGGTAGAGCAGGGGTTTTGTAAACCTCAGGTCGTAGGTTCGACTCCTATCTCAAGCTCCATATATCATTGGAGATAAGATGAATACTTCCTTTGGAAACGAATTTTTTAGAGCAGTGGTGGCGCCAGTTAAGAGCGACAGCGAACTGTTCCAAGTAGAGTTTTTTAGTAAAGATAATTTGATTTTTACAGAAATATTAGGTGATGAAATTTTAGCAATAGAAACAGCACAAACATTCGTTAAACAAAGGGAGAAACTGCATGGCAAATAACGTATACTCAACAATCAGATTTGAATCTGGTAGTATTGAATCGGAACACGAGTTCTTAAGAGTATTTTCAGAGATTGAGAATAAAGATGAGCGTGGATTAGAGTATTCGGATATATATACTTTTGGACCATACACACCAGACGAGGGAGAAGAGCGCCAGGCGTTTATGGATATGTTTGTAGGTCCTAGGGAAGCTAGGATTACAGAGTTCATGGGTACTGCTGTTGAAATAACATCAGCATGGATTGCCCCTGATGTATTCTTCGAGGAGTTGGTTGAACATATGATTCAAGTAGATCCGTATTGTGTTCTAAGTATGGTATACGAAGACGAGTTCTATATGTTTGCTGGTGTTTGGGTAACAGACAATCCAGGATGCGATGATACATATGGATATGCGGGATATAAACAACCCCCCAATTACGAAGATAACCTTGTATGCCAAAGAGAAGAGTCTGGTGGATGGTTCCGAGAACAACTAGATGTTGATGGCGTAGATCCAGGCGAATACCAGGACTATGTAACAGACACAGTTAATGCCTGGAGACGAGATTTAACAGATATCATACCAGCCACAGGGTTTAATGGAACATATGATAGGACATT